CATTGCAGTAGGTGGTTCTACTTCAACTCTAGCATCAGATTCACCATAACAACTTACAAGTGTCATGTCATTCTTACGTGCAATATGTCTCATGATTTGGTTTTCAGTGAGGCAGTGCATGTAAATTTTAGTAATGTTATGCGATCTCAAATATGTAATTGCTCTGTCAAACATAGATTGAGCCAAGCCATAGCCACGATATTCAGGGTCAACTGAACATCCTAATTCGGCTTCCTCTTTATCTATAGCAACATGACATGCAGCAATGATTCTTGAGTGCATTGTGTAACCAAACCACGTAGATCCATTTTCCCATGAATCTTCTACATAGCTTGTAATGTAGTTATCTGATACGGTGCCACCAAAACGTAGACGTCGGTCTTCACCTTGAAGTGAACATAGATGTTCTACTAGTGTAGCTTTATCAAATACTGAGTATAGTTTTCTTGGTATCATAACGTTAAAGGGACCGAAGTCCCTTATTCCTTACTCTGCTTCTTTTAGAAACTGCTTTGAACTTCCAGTTTTAACTGGAACTTTCTTAGCTTTCTTTTCTTCTGGAATTAGTTTGTCTAAAGCAATCTTTAGCATACCATTGAAAAGCTCAGCGTTCTTAACTTCATACTGATCGCCAATAGCCCATGCACGAGTGAATGCACGATTAGCAATACCCTTAAACAAGAAGTTGTCTAATGAGTCTTCTGGCTTTGATTCAACATTACCTTTAACAATCAACTTACCGCCATCGACAGTGATGTCAATTTCATGCTCAGCAAAGCCAGCAACAGCTACTTCAATAGTGTAGGTGTTACCATTCTTGCGAACGTTAAATGGAGGATAGTTGGGAATGTTCTTAGTCATTTCGTCATGCATTGTTTGCATCTTCTCGAATTGCTCGTCGAAGCCTACGAAGAACTTATCAAAGTCCTTGAAGATATCTTGACTAAAGAATGATGGTGTGAATTGTTTTTGTGTCATTTTGTTTTCCTTTTAAGCGAAATAAAATTATAGTACCCAATATGGCATACCAATAAAGCTGGTTACTTTATCCAGCGTCAATTACGTATGACAGTGCAATTGCACGGACGCCTATAACCGTAAGCGACAACGGACCCTAAGGTAGGTTAGTGACAGTTGTTTACATGGTTACTGCCGCCATGTTCCCATCCCTGAGAATTAGAAGTCTTTACGTGTGTTACCGATGTTATACTTCGGACACAGTTCCCATTCATTGCGTTCTTTGAATGAGATAACTTTGATCTGCCTCAATGGAGCGCGATCTTTAGCTTGTTCATTACTATTTATCGTAATCAATCCCCAGTCTGATAACAGCACTGCAATTGTATTACGACGTTGAATGTCATTCTCTGTGATAGTTGATGGTTTACCATCTAACACAAATAGTTCTTTAAAATGAACGATAAAATATCGACCTTGCTTATGCAAGATATGACATGATTGATATAGTTTTCTATCTTTACGTGATGCAACACCAATACGTGTTAATGTTTCGCGTACTTTTAGAAAATCGTCCGGCTCGTTTAGTGTAACTTCCAGCATTGATGCTGGTGTCCACTCGACGCTCTTTTCGTTATTTTCCACCTTTGAATATCCTTTGCTTCAATTGTCCCATTTGGTCATCGCTAAGCAAAGGTAAAACCTTTCGAGCCTTCTCATTGCTATAGCCATAATACGATTTGACCACTTCCAAGTCATCAGAAGAAATTGGCTTTACCCATTTGGCAAAGCGTTTTTTCTTCCTAACCGTATTTATAAGAAAATCAAATTGAAGCTTTTTGTCGAGAAAAGCTCGTTGATTCATCTCATTGGCTAATAGAACAGTATCATAGTGATAGGAAAGGGATCTATTCACCATGAAAGGATTGTATGCTTTTTCAGTAATGTCGTCTGTGATCAATTCTTTCTTACTATCACAGATTGCTGTAATGAAGTCAAAGGGATTCATGCTAAAGCTCGAGCAAGTTCTTGCATACGCATAACATCCATTACGATATCATGACGTGGATCGTGGGCAATGAACTTTGCAGCTAAGCCTTCAGGAATATAACCATTATCCATGTCAGTGCCCCATGACATACCTTCAATCATAGATCGAGTGTCACGAATACCACGCCAATTGAATGGATCTGGTTTACCGGTAGCACGCATAATATGCTCAAGGAAGATACAATCGAATGTGTTACCACGAGTGTATGTCTTCTTAAGTTTCAATGGGTCTTTAATGTTTAAGACAATGAATGCATGCAACTTGTCAATAGACACATCTTCAACAGAAGGTTTCAGAACTTTCTGAGCTTCCTTAGATTGCTCACCCCACCAACGAAGAGTGTCAGGGTTAATAGTACGTTTATACTTCTTAACTTGTTCTTCAACATCAAACTTAATCATGCGTGAATTTGTAAGCAATTCATCATATGTATAAGGATTAGTCACATAACGATCTTCATCAAATTCCAATAGAGCCATAGACAAAACAACACCATTAATAGTGTCTTGAGTCAATGTCTCAAAATCATAAATTCCACAACGTTTCATAATATATTTACCAATGTCTAATAACACCTGCCACAATAAACAAGTTTGTGACGATGTAACACATAACAATAAGAGTTCGTATGATAGCTACCTTATCGGATTCTCTATCACAATCACTCGCCTTTTCACCAAGAGCTTTTGCCCACAATCGCCACATTTTCGTAGTTACCTTTAGTCCAAACTCGTGCTGCTGCGTTTGCATCTTCAAGGGATGTAAACATTCCAACTGATGGTAGCATCTCATCATTATCGTCAATAAAATCTACACACCAAAATCCATCTTTAAAATAAATATTTGCTTTCATTTAAACTCCGCTGATGCCATAAC